GGAAATCTGTGAATAAACTGCGGCGAAACTCCTGTGCACTCTGATAGGGATTTGGTCTAAAGTTAAGTAGAGTATTTAAGCTCTTTTGACGTAGTCCAACTACTACACCTTCATGTTGCTTGTCTTTTATATCATAGTCAAGGCTAGCGCAAGCGGCAACTACCTTGTTAACACTAGTGTTTACACAGTCTATATCACGAAAGTAGTATCTATAGCTTATAGGTTGTGTGCTGCCTACACTACTACCTTCTGACTCACTAATGCGCGGTTGAGCGGGATTTAGTTTTTCAACCACCCACTCACGTAATCTTTCCATTCTGCTCATACCCACTCCTAGGTAAAACGGCTAAAAAATCCACCAGTCTTCTCTACCACTAACCCAGAAGCCTTAGACTTCTGCGTTTCAATCCAAGTACGCTGTTTAGGTACACTGCTGATAGTAGGAATTTTACCATAAACACTATGCAGCATTACATGATGGCGATTACAGAGTGTGTAAACCAATTCATATAACTCATGATAGTGCTCGCTGATAAAATCATCACGAACAGCTAGGATTCCCTCGTCACTGCTAATATCATAACCATGTTGATCTGCCCAACTGTATAACAGATTAGTTATACTGTGTAGGTGATGCAGCTCTAGGTCATTGGTGCAGCCGCAGATGTAGCAACTAGATTGTTTTTGGTAGGCAGCCTTGGCTTTGTCCCTAACCCATTTAACAGCAATACGGTTGTTTGTATTTTTTGCCATGTTAATTGTGTAATTATATACTAAAGGGTAGCACCAGTGCAACCCAAAATTTTACCAGCTATACCACATAACTATAAAGTGCATAACGAACAGCATCAGCCATGTGACTATAACGGTTGTGCTTGGGCCGCTCACGTGCTAGGCCTTCGCGATCGTCCCACTGATATTGATCTAGCATGGCTAAGACGTGGTTGCAGTCCTTGTGTACCCTAAATCTACCCTGCTGCACTAGTGTTTGCACATATGCAATGCCTGGTAGTACATCTTTTTTAGCACGTGTGGTAGCAATATCGTAGTTATAGGCTAGATCAGCGGCAAATTGTGCAGCTGCACTATCAATAAACACAGTTTCTATACCGTGCTGGCTAATAAACCTCTGAAAATGCTCTGCATGCTCACGTGTAGTCCGCTCCGACTCGCAATAATCCTGTACGGCATAGAAACAATCAGTGTTGTAATCGTAGGTAATGGTTACCCAAGCTGTTTCATCCTTGTAGCCAGGGTCTAGACCAGCAATTGTTTCGCCACGTAAGTCTGGTAGTTGGTCTAGGATATACTCAGGCTTGAATCCTTCATAGATTTGACCTAGGTAACTAGTAAAACTTGCCATATATTCCTGCTCAAACTCACTTTTACTCATGCTGCGACGTGCTTCATCAACATCCGATTGTGCCATACGGCTATTCTCCGAATAATCTGCTTGTAGGCTTACCCATTCTGGAAAGTTAGGGTCAAATCCACGCTGCCAAAACTTACTAAACCAGTTGTTTTTACCACGTGGTGTGCTAATAAAAATGGCTTTTGCCGATGGTTTATCTAGCGTAGGTCTGAGCGCAATGTTAAACGCATCTTCTCCATGATCCGACAGTGCAGCTTCATCAAATATGATAAGGTCATAGCTGCGACCCACGGTACTATCGACCGTACTGATTGAACCCATGCGTATGGTTGAACCGTTGGATAATTCGATAATCTTGTCTTTAAGGTTGTCACGGGTTACCTCTAGGTCAAAGTGTTTGATCAGTCTACGCTGCAGCTCAAAACTGATCGCACTTAGGTTATAGTTAGGGCTAATGATAAGTACATTGCAGTTGGGTACTAGTGTAACCAGTTGACCTATAACATTGGCTATGTATGTTTTGCCCAATCGACGGGCAAGTGCAGCACATATAAACCTGTACTGTGGATCGTTGACTGCATTGATTAGTGCGATTTGGGGCCTGTTGATAGTATCGTAGAGGTTTAAGAGCCTAAGATAGTTGTCGATAGGCAGTTTGATAAATCGTTTGGTGGGATCAAACTCCTTAATGTACTCTGTTTCTACGTTATTTCTGCTTACTACGAGCATGGATGAGTTCCGCTAGTGCTATTGTTATAAGGATGCTAAGGCCGATACAGTTTAGGGTGAACCATAGGGCACTCATATGCCGTCGCCTGACACCAGTTTATGTATAAGCTGGCTGTACTTGCTGCCATCGTCGTTGATCTGTACGTTTACTTGCTTTTGTGGTCCTGGTGTGCCTTGACGTAGCTTCTCTAACTGCAGTTGCTTGTCTAAGAGATCCATTGACATTTTATGGCTCATTTGTAGAAGGTCTGCAATATCTTTTGAGCTGCCAACGCCAGCTTCTTCCAGCTCCTGAAACTTCTGCTTGATTAGTGCGTCCATTGCACTTCGCATAAGAAATCGGTTGTTATAACCCATGTCAAAGAATACACTGTCTATATACTGCTTGACTTCACGGCGACCTAGGATTTGTGTTACTTGGTTTGGTTCCAGTTGCAGCTCGTGGGCTACCTGTTTGGCATCATTAAGCTGAAGATAGCAGTTGGCTACTTCCAGTGCTTCTGGTGAGATTTGTACGGTTTCGGCTGGTAGGTGTGTTGACATCGA